TCTCAAGATATTATGAAAGAGTATTCAAGATTTGTTATTTCAAAATCAAATTATGATATTTCAGTTTCTGATGTTTTAATGATTTTCCTTGAAATTTATAAAATCTCTTTAGCAACTTTCTATGCAAAACATTCAGAAATTGCTAAAAGATTAGTAGAAGCAAAATCAATTCCATCTCTTGAAGATATTAATAAAGAAACAAAGATTCTCGCTAATGGCGAAGAAAGACTTGATGTTGTAATTGAAAGATTAGTTGTAAATGATATTCTTCCTTATAGACTTGTCGAAAAAGCAAAAGAACTAGCTAATAAGATGAGAGATAACTATTTAAAAGATGAATCATTTTCCCAACATTCAGATAAACCAAATTATAATCAGTTCTGGCAACAAACTAGAAATGTCGTAGACGGAACTTATCAGATTCCAAGTAAAACAATTTCTCATACTTACAAACCAGATACAAACCAATAAAAAAAGATAAAGCATATGCTTTATCTTTTTTAATATTTCAATACTCTTTCAATTGGAGATATTCTTTCTTTTTTACCTTCACGGTTTTTGAGAATACCAGACACCAATTGTTGCTTAATATCTTCACCGATCATTCCAGTGAATGTCGAGTTCATTTCAGGAACTTTAACAATACGGATCATACGATAATCATATGCATTTAATCTCTTTCCGTCATATGCAATTCTATATGGAGTAGACGTATTCTTTCTTTCTCTGAATAATTCTGATAGAATAAATTCAATTGTGAGCGATGGAACACCAAGACGGTCATTGATCTTTGTAATCTCAAGTGCTCTTGCAAATAAAGGATAAACTTCATCGTAAGAGATCGTTGGCGGTAATTTAGCACCTTCAATTAATTTTGAAATAAACCATGTCAGATCATCTGAATCTTGTTTATGATTCTTGTCATACATAAATGCATTTCCATTTGTAAGTGTAAAGATTGTATATTCGATTTCTGGCATTGCTGGTTTTAATCTCATTTTCTTTTTTGTTTGTTCAGTAAACTCAAAAACCATCTTTACTGGAATTTGAAGTTCATAGAATTCTTCTCCAACTTTAAACCAGAATAGCCCAACAGATTCAACTTGATTACCCATAATTGCAGCAATTCCTTCTTCTGGGTTTAAGAAGTATGATGGAAGATATATTTCCATAGATGAGCCGACAAATGTCACTTGTTCTCTAAGACCAAATTTTTCTTCTCTTAAAAATGTATAGTCTGCCATTATTTCATCTCCTTACTTTGTTCCATTAATTTCAAATATCTTTCGCGTCTTTGTTCTTTCGACTCTGATACTGGAATACCTGAAACTTGAACATCATTTAACCCCATATTTGGACTTGCTTTTCTAAATCTAAATACAAATTTCTTAAAATGAATAATATCTCTTTTGATCACAACAAAAATTGGAACGCCATAGTCGTATCTTGTAACTTCGATATGATAATCTAACCCAACGTTATTGTCTTCAAGATTATATTTAGCTTTGAGGGAATCTAGATATTCTCTGATTTCTGTTTCAGATAAAATTTCGCCGATATTCATTCTTAGTAAATTTAGATCCTGTTTCAATTCAACTTGTTCTTTTGTAAATTTCATGATTTCCATATGAAGAAGTTGCTTTAATTTTGGATAAAAAATTGAGTTCTCAATATTTGTTGGAAGACTGTCATAAACTTTAACAAACATTTCGTTAAGCTGTCTTATTTCCTTTGATTCTTCATCTATAAACATAATCTCACCAACTTTCTATAAAAAGAGAGCTAAGCTCTCTTTATTTTTCATTCATTATTCGACTATAAGCATTGTCGATTTTTTTCATTCTAGAATAAAAGCCATCTACTTTATCTTTTTTTAGGCCGGTAGCGCTATATGTTTTAAGGATTTTTATGTCTTTTGGTTTCTCAAACATATACATTTCCCCATCTTCGCCTTTATATGCTTTTCCATTTACTACATTTTCTTTTGCATATTTAGAAAATTCTGATGCTGCTTCTTTTTCTTCAGGTGTACCCTTTGAGTTTATTACTTTCAAGGCGCTGCCTATTTGAATACCTGGATTTTTTAAGGAAGGACTTTCACCATTCTTAAATTGAGATCCTCTGAATGCGCCATCAATAAAGTTCTTCTTATTTTGAATGTTATTAAACAATGTTGAAAATGTCAGAAACATTATACTTGCGCCAGCCCATAGAACAAAGCCTAAAGCAGATTCATTTATTTCATCAATATAAGAATCATTAGCAAGTATAGACGCAAATTCATCGAGAACTGCGAGAGTCTGAAGTGATGAATTTAATTTTTCTAGGTTGTTTGTTTTTACTGCTTCTTGGAAGTCTTTTACTGCAAGATCAACTTTGCCAGGAATTTGGCCTAATTGACTGATTCCATGTTTGATACCTTCATCTGAAACTTCAACTTGGAATTCATTTGATTCTGAATCTGGGATATCAATATTGTCTTTCCCACCAAAGAAAGTTGCAACCTCTTCGACTTCGTCCTCTGGTTCAACTTTGTTTAATTCATTTGTAAATGCAGAAAGAGCAGCAGAGTCATCCAAACTTAAGTCAGACATTCCTCTTAATTTTTTAACACTTTCAATAGCATTCTTTTGAATTTCACTGCCTTGAACGTATGATGCAATTTTTTCGTTATTTTTGAAATTAATAAATTCGGGAGCTTTACTAAATTCTTCTGATTCTGTCAGTGCAATAAAACCAGATACTTGTTCAGTAATAGATTTCTTTACATTCTTAATTTCTTCTTGAGCTCTATCAATTGCTAATGCGAGCTTTTGTTCTAAAGCCATATAATTTTCATCTAAAATTCTAATTTGTCTCATGTTATTACCTCCTACACTTCATATAATAAATTGTTCTTATCAATGACAGTTTTTATGTTCTCCAAGAACTGTTTATTACTTTCAGAGGATAATGATCCATCAAGTCCTAGAATCTCTATTCTTTCAAACATATGCTCTAGAAATACTGAGAAATCTTTTTCATTTTTATTCTTACAATATAACACAACTTTCATCAAAAATGATGGAACATCATTTCCATCAATTACTGTGGCTAGAATTTTCTCAATCTCATTAAATCTTTTTTGATTGATAATATAATGTCCCTTCCATCTATCTAAAAATAATTTTCTTTGATAGATGTATATATATGCTTGTGATCTTGTTTCCTCCATATTTTTTAATATGGAGAGATTCTTTGCATTGTAAACCTGGGTATTTATTTTATTCTTACTTTTATCAATAAATGAATTATTTTGTAAGTCTTCAAGAGCAAAAGTATAAATGGATTCGAGAGCTTTTTCTCGAATCTGCCAATATGCCTTTTCTTTTGGAGTTGATCTTCCTTCAGTATCAATCTCTAAATCAGGATAAGATGCTCTAAATGTTTCAAAAGATTGTCTATCTCGATTATTAATGATAAAAGAAAATTCTAACTCTTGAAGCGCGGAAAGATTAGGGAAGAAATTTCCGATCCTTTCTTCAACAAAGCTAATTCTTTCTTCGGGAGTCTCCTTGCCAGAAATATTCTCCAGGTATTCTAGCAATTCAACTAAATCTTCGAAATTTAAATCTTTCAAATAGTTCATTACATATTCTCCTCAATTTCAGTCGTTTCTAAATATTTCATTAAAATTGCATTTCTTAATTCATTTCTTACTTCTTGATCTTTCAAAGGTGCCATATACATTTGATAGCATTTTGTATCACCTTCAAAGATAAATCCATTGCCATAATTCATTAAGAGCTCACTTGCTCTTACGTTAAATTCTTCATAAGGATCAGTTGCAATAATTGAGTCAAATAATACGTATGCCGAGTTCATACTGTCTCTGATATCATCAATTATTTCGTTTAAGAAGTGTAATACAATTACATCTTCAATGTTTTTAAATTTCTTTTTTGCTTGGATGACGAAGATATCTTTGTTGTGTGTATCTTCCTGAATCAATTTTTCGTATCGTTTTACGATATTTGAGTGGTTTTTTATTAGTTCTGTATTAAAGTAAGTTACCAAATTTTCAAAGTGTCTAATGAAAAAGAATTCATACAATGTTTCCATATCTTTCAGATAATTATCTGGAAAATAAAAGTCAAGATCAGTCCCAAGAGAAATTCCATATCTCTTAAGGATTGAATCTTTTACTAAATCGGTTACTCTTGTTAATGTTTCTTTTACATAGACTTTGTCATAAAATGTATTCTGAGATGTAATTTCTGTGTATTTTCTTCTAAATAATGTTAAGTAGTTAATTTTTTCTGTGAATAAGTCCAATTTTGATGATAGTTGATCGCCAATGTTTGTCAATATAATTTCTTCTGCCAACTCGTCACTCAATTCCAAAATCTTTTCAGAGATATCAAAATATTCTTCGTCTCGGTTTAGATAAGCCATATTTTTTACCTCCTTTAGGTATTTTCTTAATAAACGCTTGTTGATCTAGTTTTAAAGAAAAAAAGTAATCCTTTAAAGGATTACTTTACAAGTGCTAAAATATCGTGATAGGTCTTTACTTCAGCTTTTTTCTTTTCGATTTCATTTGTAAGTGGGCCAGCGATGCCTTTCTTACTTCCAAGTGCAAAAATCTTAGTTTGAAGAGCATCTACTGAAGCGACAAATTCTTCATATTTTGCTAACTCTGTAGAATCCTTAAAGAAATCTTTTGAAAATTTTTGTTTTAATTCTTTTTGAATTTGAGCTTCTTTGTATAAGTTAAAGAAATTCAATCCTAAAAGTTTTTGTGCGCTATCTGCAGTTTGAACTACTGGTTGAGCAAATCCAGCATATTTTTGTTGTAATGCTTGCAATGTCGATGTTGGCTTTTGCACTGCAACTCCCACGTTCGAGAGCTCGGCATTTATAACTGCATCGTCTGAAATAATCATTGCTCTAATTTGAGCATAATTTTCATCCTTGTAGAATTCTTTAATTTTCGCTTTTGTATCTTTTAGGAGTACTTTCTTTTTAAGCTCTTTAGCTTGTTCTTCAATACTCTTTTGTACATGTTGAACTAGCTGTTTAGTATCAACGACTTGCTCTAACTTGTCAATAATTTCTTGTGCTTTCTTTTTAAACATGTTCCCACGCTCCTTTTTTGTTCCTATAATATATTGTTTATCTATTAAAATCTAATATTCTATTGACCGCTGATGACTGAGTTGTCTTTTCTTCTATCTTTGATTTCTGATCTTGGATATATCTAAAAACATCAGAGTTTACTGAGGACATCTCATCCATGTCTCTAGCAACTTTTAGAATACCTTCAATTCTAAGAATATCTGCTGCAGATGAGACCACTTTGATATTTCCTTTTGATGGAATTGGGCTAATTTTGAATTTATCTCTTAAGCATTTTCCATAATGCAGAGCATATCTAAATACCAGATACGCCATCAACGTATCGTCATGAGATGAATCAGAGTGTTCAATCTTCGTATTTTTCTTTCTCTCAAGACCGGCTATATCTTCGTAAATCTTTGGAGAGACTAGTTTATCATACTCATTATCAACAATTTCTGGTAAAAGCTCAAGCATCAGTTTTCTTGTCTTTACATTAGTATCAACACCATACATAATATTCTTGCTTGTTTTCTTTACCGTAAAGCCATCTTTCTGAGTCTTTTCGCCAAGCGTCTCTCTTTCTTCGCGGATCATTCTAGGTTCAATTTCTCTATCTTTCATAAAGATTTGATTTAAGTTAAGACCATAAGTATTTCTTTCTATGATTAAGATGGCATTTCTAAACCAATCTTTCATTAAAGACTCGATTAATTTTCTAGTAGCATCTGTGTCAATTTTGTTATTTCTAAAATCTCCAACAATTCTAAAATCATCAGGGGCAACAAATACTATTGCTGTGTTATCTTGACTGAGACCACCAGCGATATCGCAAGTAATTATGTAATTTGTCTTCACATCAATCGGCTCATAGAAATCGATAAAATATCCATTCACTTGGACTGACGTCATTGGAGGCTTAATAAAAGAATGAAGTTTGTCTAACTGTTCTTCACTAAATACCAACGATTCTGTGGATTTTGGCCACTCTAGGAGAAATTCTCGTTTTACTTTAGAGAGATCTCCTTGAAAGGTGTCTAATTGTTTTTTAAGCCATATCTCATCTTTACCAAGCTCTTTATATGAGAACTGAACGAAGATAAAACCATTAGATGAATTTTTCTCGATATAATCACTTAATTCAGCATCACTCATATCTAGACAGTCTAATTTCCAAACAGCGGCCTTGTCCATAATCAACTTAGCATATTTTCCATGCTCAGTATCGACATTGTTTGGAGTTGTTGTAATTGTGATTCCATAAGGTGTTCCATTTCTTCTGGCATTATCAGAAGCTGTGGACCAGGCTGGTGCTGCGGCAAGATATATTAATTTATTTCTTACCAAGAACGCAAATTCGTCAAAGTATAGGTTGGAGCTAGTCATACCACGACCAAGCTTTTCAGCAGTGTCATCTGAGTTAGCTGCGGCGAGCGCCATTAGCGTATTATTTTTTCTAGCAAATACTTTCTTTTCTTCATTATCTTTGTCGCCTTTATCAGCAACAAGATCGGTGAGCCATTTTGGAAGTCTTTCCTTCAGATTTTTAATTTTTCTTAGTGCTTCTTTGCTATCTTTAAATTCTTTGTTTGAATACATAATATTGGCATTAGTTGCGGCAAATAACAAAATCCACGTATCAAAGGACAATTGTCCCATTGTCTTACCGAACTGACGAGGTAAAACTACAATTTGATTCTTATTCTTAGATTTCAGGTAGGTCATTGACATATTACCAAGGTTTAGTTTATAGGATCCACCTTCTAGCTTTCCATCTCCAGGAATCCTAATTATTTCTCTTAAGTAATACCAGACATTTTGTGTACATTCTTTAAATATAGCGATTTTCTGAACTGCTGTTAGATTTTCTGAATGTGGATCTACTCCAACTAAACTCTCTTCATAAAGTTCAAGCATGAATTTGTTATTCTTAACTCCACGTTTTCTCAAATCAGCGGAAACTCTCAGAAATGAAATATTTTTAGTATTAATATCATATATCATATTTCTTCTCTCCTTTTATATATTATTCTCTCCATATAATGAATTGTTAACAATTAAATAATGCCCAAAAATATTAAACAATAAATTATATAGAAAGTTAGAAAATTTCTAATTAATAAAGGAGGAAAATATATGGCAACTATTAACAAAGTTTACCCTCATGTTAATGTTACTACTAAGGCCTTAATCAGAACAATTCCGGAAATTGTGGATACTGGAGCGACCTCTCTATTTGTTCCATTTTATTCTAAAAAGGGCTTAAGTGGCAAAGTTCAAAAAATTTATAATCTTAACCAATTTATTGCTGAATATGGCGAACCAGATTTTGCTTACCAAGGCAGAACCGTTCTCGATATCTACAACTGGTTAAGTGCTGGAGGCTCGATCTATGCATTGAGACTAGTTTCTCCAGATGCAACAAAGGCAACTGGTTCATATCTAATTTCTGATGTTCCGGATCCAGATACTGTAATATCTGTTTCAGCAAAATACGAAGGTGAATATTATAATGATATTTCTCTAAACCTGGTAAAGAGCAAATACTCAACAAGTGCAGACCTTTATTTAGACGCTCAAATTCTCTTAAATGGAGTTAGAGTACAATCTCTTTATAAATTAAATGTCGAAAGATTTATTGATGTCGTTTCTTCAACGGAATACATTGATGTTTCTATTTCGTCTGGCGTTGATTTTGATACTCTTGTAAACCAAATTGGTTTAGTTGGAACAACAATTGAATTAAGCGGTGGAGATGACGGAGACTTCTCTTTTGATAATACTTTAGCTCGTTTCTATGGAGCTGCAAAATTATCATTAAAGACAACTTCAACTTCAATTTCTCAGGCGGCCACTACTGCTTCATTTACTCTTGATGTGACTGGAATTAATAACTCCGGTCTAGATGTTAAATGGTCAGTTGGCGATCCAGTTAAAGTATACTCTGATGCGAACTATGTATTAGGAACAGTTACTTTAATCTCTGAAACAGCTCTAGAAATTGCAATTACCTCTAAGAGTTTGGCTACAGATCCTACTGTTGCTACTTGGACCGTAATTCTACAAGAATCTTTTGAATACCCAACTGCAGAATCTCTAATTTCTAATAAACTAGAAAATCCAATTGATGTTATCTTGGATAGCGGTCACTCAATTTTTGTCAAAGAATTAATCAAGGATTTCTCAGAAGTTCGTGATGATATTTTCTATTTCCTTTCTGATTTTGATTTTTCAGCTTCAGAAACTGGAAGTATTACAAATGTTATTGCAGAAAAATTAAATCAATCAGTTTATGCTCAAAAATTCTCAGTTGAAGATGTAATCTCTGGTAAGAATATTTGGGTTGGTCCATCATATTTCTTAGCTTCATTGATCCCGTTCAATGACAGAGTCTATGGTATCCAATGGCCAACAGCTGGTTTAACTCGTGGTGTTCTATCTGGTGTTAAATCAATTAGTGTAAACCCAACTTCTGACGACAAGGATCTCTATTATACATCAAGAATTAACTATGTTGAAAAAGATTCTCGTGGATATAAATTTATGTCACAATTAACTGGCGATAGCTTCATTGAAAATTCTCAAGGTGAATACCAAGAAACAGCATTGAAGTTTATTAATAACGCTCGTGTAACAAATAGAATCATAAGAGATTTAGAAGATCTCGGTCGTGATTACTTATTTGAATTTAATGATGCTGCTACTTTATTAAGTATGAGAAATGCTCTTAACCGTTATGTAACTGAATGGGTTCAAAACAGAACTCTCAGCCTTGCTGCAGTTGAAGTTGCGAAAGATCCATTCTCAGATGAAAGAGTAAACGTAACATTAAATATCAGATTCACTGGAACAATTGAAGTAATTTCAATTGATCTAACAATCGAGTAAGAAAGGAGAGAAGAGAGATATGGCAATTAAAAAGACAATCCTTAATGACTTAGAGGTCATTAAAGGCGCTAACAGTACATTCTTCACTGGTATTGATGACTTAGTCAATCTAAACTTTGACCCGATCGTTACTGGGTATGCGTTCATTTATTGGGTTCAACTACCATCATGGTTTGAAAAAGACCCTGACTTAAAATATTTCAAACAAATGACTCAAAAGAATTTCAGAGAATTCTCTGGAATTACTGAAATCACTCTAAATACTGTTCAACACCAAACTGGTTTTGGTAATGCAGACTTTGACGTGGCTTCTGGTATTTCTAAAGGTAATACCGATTTTAGTATTGGTCACAAAGAATACTCAGGAACACCAATTAGAAAAATGTATCAAAAATGGATTTCTTATATTAGAGATACAAGAACTGGTATCGCATTATATCCAAAATTATTTGGAGTCGAATATGGTGCAAGAAATCATACCGGTCAACTTCTTTATGTAATGGTTCGTCCTGACGTTACCAATACTGACAAAGATATCGTTGAATTTGCTGCGTTCTATACAAACGTTATGCCAACATCAATCCCAATTGGTGAGTATAACTTCTCATTAGGACAACAAGATTCGCCAACTCTATCAATTCCTTTCAAGGGATTTATGGAAATTGGACCAGATGTTGAAGAATTTGCTAAAAGAATTCTAAGAGAAGAAATTCTCAAGATTACTGATGGTGGCGATGGTTTACCATTCGTTGATTCACTATCTTCAAATGATGATGCTTCAGCATTACTAAATACTGGTGTCATTAAAGACATTTTCAACAAATAATAAATAAAAGAATAACCTTTCGGTTATTCTTTTTTATTTTTAGATTGGATTTCCAAACTCATCAACTTGAGGAGCTGGATTCTTAATCATTTCTTCTACGTAATCAATTTCAACTTGATCACGCATATCTTCATATTTTTCCCAGTCAATTCCAGGTAATAGATCTTTAACAATCTCTGCTTTAAGTTTTAGTCTTTTTCCATCGTTCATTCCAGTTGGATCTGGAGCAATTAATTGAGAAGAGATAAACTCTGCGTTACCTTCAACAGTTTGAATTTGATCTGTTAAATTACTCATATTCAAAGTTGCTGGAGATGGGAATGTTACATTAATATCTTTAAGATCAATGTAATCTAAAACATCAGACTCTTTATCATTAGCATATTTAAACTCGTTCTCATAGAGTTTTCTAAATAATCTAGTAAACGCTGGTGTAAATTTCTTTTGATACTTAATAACATTTCTTACGAAGTTTGCATTTTGAGCAGATAGAGTTCTTGCAAAGTCCATTTCTTTAGTTGCATCGATAAGTGTTCTTGGAATACCAATACCAGTCATCATTGAATCTTTTAAGAATTCTAGGAAGTCATTTGTCATATCTACATCCATACCTTGAAGTGTTTCAATTTCAACTGGTTTTTCACCATTGATTTGTGGGATATAAATATCATCAAAACGTCCTGGGTTCAGATTGAGAATTGTATTAATTTCACCCATATTGTCCATCTTAAATTCTTTTGTCTTGATATCTTGAATAACTCTTGAAATTGCTTGCTCATAGTTTGCATCGGCACCAACGTCGATATAATAAACACGCTTGTCATGTCCACGGCCCATCTTGATAAGTAAGATATTCGTTAACATTGCTAAGTACAATTTAGCAAAGAATACAATCTTTCTATATAGCGCTGGGACTTTAAATGCAATAATTTCGTCTGGAGTAAAGTAAGTCAACTTAATTTCCTTTTTCAAAATATAGTCCTGTTTAACTAGATTAAAGATAAAATCTTTAAATTCTTTGTTATGTCTTACGAAATCTTTGTTGATTTTCTTTGATAGAACGTCGAGGAATACTTTAGAAATGATGTTTACTTTAGCATCTGAAATACCTTGAACTGACAAGTTGT